CTCCATTTAATAGTCAACGAAAAAATAGAGACTATAGTAGCATAAACGTGTAATTATATAAATAATACATAAATTATTTTATAAATACACTATATGTCACGACTAACCGAATTTAAACGTTACCTAACAGAGGCACTCTCTACATCATCTGTAGAAAAAGCAGCATTCATCATTCAACGCTATCTCAAGAAGAAAACTGGCACAACGTTTTTCAGATATCCTGGTTTAGAAAAATATACAAACTCTAACGGTATTGGTTTTGGATTACGTCTTTACTCGGCAAAGCGCAATATGAGTGTACGTTTTAACTGGACACAAAGCTCACTTGTAGGGCTTAATAATCTTACTTCGATAGATTATTGGAACGGTAAAAATCCAGTTCCTTTTCATATTGAATTTGATCAGGATGTATCACTTGTAAAGACTTTGCCTATTATCGCAGACATCTTAAGCGCTGGAACTGCCGAACTTGGCAAGATTTACAGCATGCCTGACGAAGTGCCACTCTATGAAGGAGTGTTGAATGAAGCTCGTGGCAATCATGACTTTGAAGCCATCTTTGATGAGATTGCTGACTATCTCGTCGATCCAAATTTTGTAAAGAGCAAAATTTACAGCATGTTTGGTGTTCCAGGTGTTAAAATCTTTGACGCTCTTTCAGCGGCATATCCAAACTATATTGAAAAGCAAGGCATCAAGTATGTCTGGGTTGGCAAGGCAAAAGACCTAAAGCAGATCAAAGCTGAAAAGGGAAAGATTATGGCTCGCATCGGAATCGTGTCTGGTACAGTTTCAAAGGGAGCAGCCAAAGAAAAATACAGTTATTCTCCTGAAGTAGAAGAACTTGAAAAAAATCAAGATCGTTTGTCCTTTGAAGCACAACTAAAAGATCTTGAAAATCTTGTTAAGCTTACTGTAAGTGGCGCAGCGAATGCGCTATTCGTTTCTGGTAAAGGTGGTGTTGGTAAAACACACACTACTGAAAAGATTCTTTCAAGCATGGGACTGAGTGATGGAAACGGCTATTTCAAGAATACTGGTTCTGCAAGCGCAGCTGGTCTCTATTCATTGCTGTTTCGTTATAAAAATGATATTGTTTTCTTTGATGACAGCGACGACGCACTTGGTGATCAAGAAGCACGCAACCTGTTAAAGGCTGCTACCGATACCAAAAAGATTCGCAAGCTCGTTTGGAACAAGATGGGTAAAAACGTTGTCGATCCTGAAGACGACATGAGCGACGATGAAATTATCGATCAAGGATTGATTCCACGCTATTTCGAATTTACTGGAAAGATTATCTTTATCTCAAACCTCGATCTTAATAAGCTTGATCCAGACGGCGCTCTTCGTACTCGTGCATTTATTATCAACATCGACCCTACAGAAACTGAAATCTATGACTTTATGGAAAAGATTGTAGGAGAGATGAAGCTTGAAGACGGTTTAAATCTTGATCAGAAAGCTCGCTTACACGTTGTTGATCTGCTTCGTAAAGGCAAAAGCAAACAGAGTGCTAACCTTCGTAAACTCTCTCGTGGCTTGAATATGGCTGCAGGAGCACTTGCTGCAGGCGTTGAAGTTTCTGATGGCGACCTTGCTCGTATGATCGAGTCCTACGCATAAAATAAACTAAATAAACTAAAAAAAATGGAAAACAAACATCTAATTGAAGCTGCTAGAAATATTCTAGAAAATAATACTAACGATACCACTTCTATTCAAGAAATCTCTACTAATGAACAATTTATAGAGGAAATCGTTCGTGCTATAGTTGAGGAAAAACAAGAACTTAATGAAGTACCTGCCGTAAGTTTTTCTATTATAATGGACTTTTGTATTAACGTAGCTGCGCAACAACTTGGCTCCGGTGCTTCTCTTATGTATATACGGGCTCTCGCTGCTACTTATTTTGCATTGGTTGTAGTGGGTCCATTTGTATTATTATCACTCTATAGTCGAGGAGTTGGAGGAACACTTGAGCCTTGGGTCATTGGGCCATTTAGAGGAATATGGAATGCAATTAAAGGAAAATATATTCTTAAACCAGACGAATTAGAAAAAGCAGCCGATAATGTAAAAGCTCTACTCACCGGAAATGACAAAGGCAAAATTACTCGTTTGACTAATGCTATGAAAAAGAACATAGAAAATAAAGATTGGGAGTCTGCTCAAGTTGTTGCAGACCAACTTTATAAACTCATTAAAAAATAATTTATCTCTATTATAACCTTTAAAAATATGCTGGGATCCTAAAACTAGGATCCCAGTTTTTCTTATAAGTATTGTTGTATGATCTGTATAAAGGTATATGGCTCAAACAGCGATAAACGACTAAAACGTTTGTTGCATGATGTTTCATACTTTTACCTAAAACAATTGCTTCCACGAAAACGTAATATACGTATAAAGATACAACTTGTAAAAGGATTGGTTGAAAATGAAAAAGTATTTGGAGATTGCTATCAATGCTACAAAGATGATCCAGACGAAGACTATATCATTAGATTGCATCATGACGAATCGTATCATGCTATTATGGTAGTGCTTGCCCATGAATTTGTACATCTAAAACAGTATGATCGAAATGAGTTATGTTTTTATGCAAAAAAACCAAATGCTGCCCGCTGGAAGGGCAAGATATACAAAGACTATGACTATGAAAAGTCACCATGGGAAATAGAAGCAGATTCTAAAGAACTAGAACTCTATCATTCTTATATAGAACATAAGAAATTATAAATAGATAAGATAGTTATGGCATCACTTTCACAACAAGAAATTTATAAGTACGATTGGCGCATAGACTTGTTTCTTAAAAAGTTTAAAGAAAAAGATGCGTTTGAACTTAACAACGGAAAGAAGGTTATCTTTATTTTTGATAAAGATCTATATTCTAAAGTAGCTAAAAAACAAGATATTAAAAAATCAATTCTTGTTGGAACTGATAAAAATACCTACAAATTTACAGATCTTAAGAAAAATAAAGAATTTGGAGGCGGAGGAGGATCTGGTGCCGGAGCAGATGTTACAAAATTAGGTGAGTCTGCTCAAGCTGTTTTTGCGCAAGCCAAGTGGGCCGGATCTAAACAATATACAAAAGAAGATATTAAAAAAGCCTACTCTAAATCCAATACAGATGAAACTATAAGCAATATCGAAAGCAAATTAACTGGTGAATGGAGAGCTTCTTCGATACTCGGTGCTGAAGAGCTATATAAAGAATTTAAAGGCAAACAGTATACATTTCATCGTGGTTCTCCTTGGGTTGATAAACTTGAGAGTCATTGGAAGAAATTAAATAGTCAAGAAAAACTTTTTAGTAATTTAAATAAATGGTCACCAGCAGATATCTATATGGTCTCTGCCGCAGGATCAAGGGCTGATCTTACCAAAGCAAAGAATATTGTTGATCTCAACAACATGTTGATAGCGAATTTAAAATCCAAAGATATTATTGGCGTATCATTAAAGATAATGAAGGGTAAAGCACATCTTTCATATTATAATTTTGGTGGAAAGAAAAAGGTCATTAAATTTACTGACTATACTACCGGTACACAGGGATTTTTTGGAGGTAAAGACGTTTATGTCTATTTTACAGTAGATGGAAAAATTCAATTTCGTACATTTCCTGAAACATTTCAAGGAGAGATTAAGGGAAAGAATGCCAATCAAGGCAAACTATCTTATGGACCAATTCAAGGCATTCTTCGCAGTCTAAAGGCTCCGCAACTTACTGATGTAAAACCATTAAGAGATGGATTAAATAAAGCAGATTCAAAAATATACACTGAGTTTTACGACAACTACAAAAAGTATGCAAAGGATTCTACAAAACTTAAATTTGAAGATTTTGTTAAGGAATGCTCTGAAAAAGGAGTGTCATGGTGTTTTAGTAAATTTATTGGATTACAACTTATAAGTATTATCAAATCAAAAAAGATCGAAGACGATTTTGTAACTGCATGTATTTCATATGCGTCATCATCTTCTGACGTATCTGCCCCATTCGTAAAACTAGAATAATATGAAAAGCTTTAAAGAATATATTACAGAAGCTGGTATATCAGCTGAGCGTCAAGAATCATCCTTTGTTAAAGCAGTAAAATATGCAGTTAAAAAGAATGGTGGGCAATCGATAACTGTTAAAAGTGACGACTCTTATATAAAAAACGTGGTCAATGCAGAAAAATATTCTGGTCGCCAATCAAGTGGATCAGAGCCGTATACTGACGTTCAGTTATTTTTAAAGAACGGAACATTTGTAAACATTTCTATGAAGGGCGAGAGCGCTCCTTCACTTGCTGGCGGAGGATTACGAGGTATCGAAGAGATTATACCTGGAATCGGCTATAGATTCTATGCTGCTGCGTATAAAAAACACCTTAAAAATAAATTAAAAGCTGGTCAAAAAGTTCCAGATACTTATGGCGTTCTAAACGACGCCGATAAAAAACTGCTTGTAGTTGGAAATTTAGCCATGGGAGGTCCAATCGATTATATGTATATTGGTCCTATGAATGTACAGTCAAAATTCAATGACGGAGTCTTGACAGTAAATGGAAAACTTACTTCAGCCGAAAAGTATGCAGACAGTCATGACCTATATTTTAGATTGCGAGGTCGCCGCGAAGATCAGACGTTTGATCCAACCGCGAAATATCCAAACGGCACACCAAAAATCTACAGTAAATCACCATCACGAGGTGATAGTGCTGGCCGAATAGTCGTCACAGACAAACCAGCGAGCAATCGTGACATCATAACATTCTAACATGAAAAGCTTTAAACAACACATAACTGAAGCCTCAACAGAAGGTAAAAATTTGCACATGGTTCATATTGAGGATCAGGTGTTATATGGAGGAGTAAAGGGTGCACGCGAAGCAATCATCGCACTTCGTAGTATGAGAGACATGTTGGCTGGCAATAGCCCTCAATCATATGACGTCGCTGCAAAGTTTGACGGTGCTCCAGCAATATTTGTTGGAACCGACCCAAGTGATGGACAATTTTTCGTTGCTAAGAAAGGCATCTTTAATAAAAATCCAAAAGTCTATAAGAGTGAAAGTGATATAAAGGCCGATACGAGTGGTGATCTTGCAGACAAACTCACCGTTGCCTATAATGAATTTAAAAAGTTGGGTATCAAAGGAGTGCTTCAAGGAGATCTTGCATACACTCAAAAAGATTTAAAGGTTGAAAGATTTGATGGAGTTGAGTATCTTACGTTTCAACCAAATACTATCGTCTATGCAGTACCAAACGATAGTGCTCTCGCAAAAACTATAAAGGCATCAAAGATTGGTGTAATGTTTCATACTCAGTACACTGGAAATTCATTTGAGACCATGAAGGCTTCATACGGATTTGACTCAAGCGTGCTTAAGCGTACTCCAAGCGTGTGGTTTTCAGACACATACATACGTGATCTTTCAGGTAAAGCTACCTTAACTGCACGAGAAACCGAAGAGTTAACAGCGACTCTATCAAAAGCAGGGTCGCTCTTTCAAAAGATTAGTGGTTCAACTCTTCGTGAGATTGAATCAGATCAATCGCTCGCACAGACTCTTGAAACATTCAACAACACACTGGTACGTCGTGGTGAAACTATAACCGATACCGCTGCTCATGTTCGCAATCTTCTTGCATGGATAAATGACAAGTATGCAAAAGACATTGAATCTAAAAAGAGTGAAGCTGGCAAAGCGAGTGCGACTGCTAAACGAGATGAGTTTTTAAAGTTTTTCTCTGATGAGAACAAGAAAAACCTAGAACTTGTCTATGCATTGCAAAACGCTATCGTTGAAGCAAAACTTATTATAATACGCAAACTTGAAACGCTTAAAAAGATGTCAACGTTTGTTCGTACAGTTGATGGATTTAGAGTTTCAAGTCAAGAAGGATTTGCTATCAATGATCATATAAAACAAAATGTAGTCAAACTTGTAGATCGCATGACATTTTCTAAGAATAATTTTGATCCTAATATAATCAAAGGATGGGAAAGATAATAGGATGCCTTATCTAAATCATAACACCCCGAATATTACGTGTTTCATAAGAAACGAATATCTTTTCAATCATGAAAGGGGTCATGGTGAATATACTCCCGCTAATATACACTCAGTAGCTTCTATTGAAAATCGTGTACCACTTTTTGAAGCATTTCTATCAAATGGTGTAAACTGGACCCGTCGTCCGCTGTCTGCATTTTGTTGGAAAGAGTGCGATCCTCTTCCATTAGAAGAACTTGTATATTGGGACTGCTTTAGCCCATATATTGATGTGTCTATTCGTGCACGATTTAGAGGATTGAGAGCACAACTAATTACTCCTTCTAGTCAACGTGTTTGGGGAGAATATCTGTTTACGCTTGATTGGGGTTGGGAAAATAAAGGAATAGTTGACACTAATTTTTCTGAAACAAGCGAACACAAATGTGCTCATCTGTTTAAAGCAGACAGCGGTCATTTTTATGCCTATCCAAATAATAGAATTATTTGGCATGACAAAGCATGGAGTGATTCACCCATAACTAAAAATCCAGGTTATAAGATTGATGAAAATATCTATAGCGTGGAAAATATAAGAGTTAGCTATACGGATGATCACTATATGACAAACTTTACACCGACTCCATCATAATGCAATCATTCAAAGAATATTTACTAGAAAACTCAGGTTATTATAAAGGATTGTCTAAAAGCACATCTGACAAACGGAGTGCTCATTTTAATCGTCAGACGCGCATGAGTGATGATGATCCAAGTGCATACAAACCTGCTCCAGGAGACGCACACGCAGACACAAAAACATCTAAGTGGACAAAAGCATATGCTGACAAATATGGAGAAGAACTTGAAGAGTCAGAACTATCAGCATTGCAAAAGAAATCAGAAAAAACTGGAATAGCATACAGCATTCTTAAAAAAGTATTTGATCGTGGTATGGCTGCATGGAAAACAGGTCATCGTCCTGGAGCAAATCAACAGCAATGGGCATATGCTCGTGTCAATAGCTTTATTGTGGGTGGACCTACTCAAAAGACTACAGATGCTGACCTGTGGGCGCAGCATAAGGGTAAATAAGTATAAATATATAATCTGCATATGAAAAAAGAAGTAAGACTTAAAGATCTACTAACAGTTGACCCTACAGATGGCTCATACGACTATGATCCGCTCGACATTATGATCACTGCATACAAAAAACGCAAACGTGATTGGATGATCAGTGAAGAAGAACCAGAAATGGAAGAGTCTGTCTATGACACAATGTCGAAATATGAGTTGAACGCCGAACTTCGCCGCATAAATGCAGAGCTAGAACGTCTTAAAAAACAAGACAAGACCAAAGAAATTCAAGTCTCTATAGACTTGTTAACAAATGCTCGTGACAGTGTGTTGGCAATGCTAAAAGAAGAATTTGAAATTATTGAGGCATTAACTCCACAACAGCGTATGAAGCGTCGTCAAATTATGAGACGTTTAAAATCAAGAATCAAAGTTGGTCGTGATCGTGCCTCTCGTCGTCGCGCTTCAAACATTGTTTTAAAGACACGCGCCCAACGTGCAGCTCGCAATGAACTAGTTAAAAGATTGTCTGGCGGAAAGAGCAAAAGCGAACTATCGTTTGCTGGTCGTGCTCGTATCGAAAAGATGCTTTCACAAAAGAAAACCTTGATAAAATCTTTGGCTCAACGACTGTTAAGCCAAGTTCGTGCTAAAGAAAATGCACGTCTCAAGGCACGAACACAAAAATAATATGATAAAATCATTTAAAACATATCTAGAGGAAACGACTAAAGAAATAGTCGTCACGTTTGGTCGCTTCAACCCTCCTACAATAGGACATGAAGAAAACTTTGATGCAATATCTCAAAAGATTGCAAAGGGAAAGCCATTTAGAATCTATGCTTCTCAAAGCGAAGATCCTAAGAAAAATCCTCTTGGCTATGAAGAAAAGATCAAGTTTATGCGAAAGATGTTTCCGCAGTATGGTCGTAATATTATCTTAGATCGCTCAATTAAAAATATTTTTAACGTCGCATCAAGCGTCTATGATGAAGGCTACACACACCTTATCGTTGCGGTTGGCAGCGATCGTGTTGCAGAATTTAAAGCGACTCTACAAAAATATGATGGAGTTAAGGGCAGTCATGGCTATTATAAATTTAAAGACGGTATAAAGATTGTATCTACTGGTCAACGTGATCCAGATGTAGATGCAGTAACAGGTCAAAGTACATACAAAATTAGCGCATCTAAAATGAGAAGTGCCGTTGCAACCAACGATCTAGAGACCTTTGCTAAAGGAGTACCAAAAACATTTGGCGCAGTTAAAGATCTTTTTAATGCGGTTCGCGTTGGTATGGGACTAAAAGAAAGTCATAACTTTCGTAAACACGTTCAGTTTGACACACTCAGCGAAACACGTGAGCGTTATATCTCTGGTGAGATATACAACGTTGGAGACAGTGTAATGGCGATAAAAGACAACGTAGAATATAAGATTGTCAATCGTGGTCCTAACTATGTCACGTGTGTAAATGAAACTGAAGACAAACAAGTTAAATTTTTTATACATGACATACGAGAAATAACTAGTTATGAATTCACAACTCGATGAAGAATATGGTGCCGGCTTTGAGGGCACAAAAGCCCTATTATATAAATATATAAAAGACACCCCTGGGCAAAACATACAACAATATATGAAAACTAAAAGCTTATCTGAAATACTAAAAAAGAGTGATCCAGTCGGAGATTGGATTCGTGATTTTATTGACAGTGACAACTCCCGCTTTGCCGGAAAGTCAAAAAAAGAACGTATCAATATGGCACTCGGTGCATATTATGCTGCTCAACGCAATGAGAGTATAGAAGAAGCAGTAATTACAGACACTGTTGAAGAACAAACTAAGACAAATGGCAAAAAGATGTCATACACCGCACAAGTTCGTCAAGCAAACAAAGAAGATCGTGCTAAGAGGGCTGCTGCCTGGAGAAAAGTGTTTTCTAATTTAAGAAAGGAAGAAGATGAAATCGAACTTGAAGAAGGCACAGTATCTGCAAGTCAAATAAACCGGTATATCGATACAGAAAATTGGAAAGCAATTGCTGACCTTATGAAAGGTCTAACCGATGATGAACACGAATTGTGGGCAAAGAACGGTTATGATGGACGTACCTATGAGTTGTTAATGAAAACTCGTAAGAAAACTCGTAAAGAGTCTATAGAACTTGATGAAATGCGCGAACTCTATGCAGTAGTAGACACTACAGACGGCACAGTGGTTGCAACCTCCTCAAGCGAAGACGGCGCAAAGCGTAGCATACGCAGCGCTCACCTTCCACCAATTTCAAGTGAGCATCCGTCAAAGCTAAAGATTGTAAAGACTAAAAAGACTGCGCAGGTTGGCTATCCAATCAAGGAAGAAACTGAAATAGGTTTAGACACTCTTCGTATCATGAAGATAGTCTCACTTGCTACTGGATGTAAAGACACAGATGCACTCTATGAGTATGCATCCACATCACCAAGCTATTCTTCACTTGTAGAACTAAAAGAAAACTTTAATAAGTATATTCAACAAGCATGAAATCATTAAACGAAATTTTAAACGAATCATCTGGTGACGAGCTGCTCGGTCGCATGATGGCAGAATATAAGGTATTTATTTCTACACTAAAATCTTTAGGTTTTGAAAAGGCTCCAATCGGGCCTTCTACATACAAACCAGGACCTAATCGTGGAAAAGTAGAAGAACTTTGGGGCATTCCAATGCGTGCTGGAAAATGGGCAGACATCTTTTTTGCAGTTATGTATGATGACCGCCTTCCATGGCGTTTAATCGACCGTGATGGCACTGAAAGCTATGCTAAATTGAATGACGCAAACAAAGCTCTTCATAAACGTATGCGCACAATTAAAGAAGGTGATTTGGATAAAGAAGCCATAAATGAAGGCACTGAAGAAGAAAGTGATTCGCTAGGCGAATCACTTGCTATGCTAGAAGACATCTCAGAAATGACTGATGAGATCTATAACACTCTTTCAGAATTAGATTCAATCGACGAAGAAACTCGTTCACTTATAGCGCAACTATACACCGCGCTCGACAATGCATATATTGCAGTCGATGAAAAATACGAGATTGAAGCGAGCGATGATGACTATGATTTTTCTGATATGGAAGAAGAGTTAAGTTTAGTTCGCAAGTCTAAATAGTCTATTACTTTAATAACAAAATGCCGAACTACACTAAAAATTATACGCTGTCTCGTAAGATAGAAGACTTTCTTGATGCTAGTAGTGTTTCAATATTGCAGTCTGAAACTGCAGGTGACGCATTTGGCCGACTGCGTACATCATCGCCGCTTACTCTATTTGATTCTAGTCATAGATTTGCTGACAATGGTCTTTGGAGTACTGGTGTAGCTGGTAGCGGTACAGCAACATTTAATGCAAACCAAGGTCTAATTGATTGTAGTGTTACTGCACTGTCTGGCTCATCTGTAAAGCGAGAAACGACGAAGGTTTTTTCATATCAACCTGGAAAATCATTGCTAGTTCTCAATACATTTGTAATGTCATCTGCAAAAGCAGGATTAGTGCAACGTGTAGGATATTATGGTGCCGATAATGGCATCTATTTTGAACTTGATGGCACGACTTTAAATATAGTAAAACGCACAATTGTAAATGGATCTTTGCAAAATATCAAAATACCACAATCACAGTGGAATGGCGATAAACTATTAAATGAGACTGGTTCGTCTGGGCTTACTCTTGATATTTCTAAAGCACAAATTTTATGGATGGATTTTGAATGGTTGGGAGTTGGCAGCGTTCGAGTTGGTTTTGTAATTAATGGAAAATTTGTTGTATGCCATACATTTCATCATGCTAATATAATTGCTTCTACATACATAACTACTGCTTCACTGCCATTGCGATACGAAATTGAAAATACCTCTAACACTGGCAGTACAAGTACTCTTAAGCAGATATGCTCTACAGTAATTTCAGAAGGTGGATATCAACTATATGGAGCGCAACAAAGTATAGGCACTGCAATTAATGCTCCATATAATTTAATAACTGCTGCGGGCACTGATTATCCAATACTTACAATGAGATTAAAATCTACAAAACTAGATGCAGTTGTAATTCTTACTGCTCTTTCAATATTACCTGTATCAACAACTAACTATAAATGGAAAGTAGTTTCAGGAGGCGCAACTACTGGTGGAAGTGAACTTTGGCAGCCAGCATC